GGAGCTTCCTAAGTCGTCCTCGCTGATCTGGTCTCAGGTGAAGATGCACGGCGAGTCGCTGGGCCTCACCGCTAACGGGATGCTGCGTAACAAGTGGGTCGTTGGTTCCGGCGGGCTAGATGCCGCTGGGGATGACGCTGCCCCGGTTGCCGGTATCACCTCAATCGCTGACCGGTTGAAGGTGTCCCGTGGTTAACCTGGTGGACGCCGAGCGGGTCATGCTCGTAACGCTGGAATGGATCCAGCAACACGCCGTTATCCCCGATGGATTCCGCCAGGGTGAGCCTTTCGAGTTGCTCGACTGGCAGGTTGAGGTAGCGGCCAACTTCTACACGGTCCGGCCTACCGCCGAATTGGGTCAGCGCTCCGCCGCGTACATCTACCGGCGTGGTCAAGTGGTCATGCCCCAGAAGAGCGGTAAGGGCCCGTTCGCGGCGTCCATCGTGCTGGCGGAAGCTGCCGGACCTACGGTGTTCGCCGGGTTCGCTGAGGGTGGCGAGTATTACCGCTGTGTCGAGCATGGGTGTCCGTGTGGCTGGCGCTATGACTACGCCCCGGATGAGCCTATGGCGTTGCCGCAACCCACTCCGCTGATTCAGCTACTAGCTACTTCGGAAGACCAGGTTGCCAACGTCTACCGGCCGCTTAAGGCGATGATCCGGCATGGCTCGCTGGGCGCTGTCATGAACGTCCGCGAGGGGTTCGTCAAGGTCGGCGAAGAGGGCCGAATAGACGTTGTCACGTCGTCCGCGCAATCGCGCCTCGGTAACCCCATTACGTTCGCCATTCAGGATGAGACCGGCACGTATTCAGCAACGAACAAGATGATCAAAGTTGCTGAGACTATGCGCCGTGGTCTCGCTGGTATGTCCGGCCGATCGCTGGAAACGACGAACGCATGGGCGCCGGATGAAGTCTCCACGGCTCAGCGCACGTACGAGGGTAAAGCCGAGGACGTTTACAAGTTCTTCCCGCAGGCACCCCCGACCCTGAGCTACCGCAATAAGGCGGAACGCCGGAAGATCCATCGCGCTGTGTACGCCGGGTGTGAACACATCGACCTAGACGCCATTGAAGCCGAGGCGGCCGAGCTACTAGAGACCGACCCCGGGCAGGCTGAGCGGTTCTTCGGTAACCGGGTGGTCGCCGGTCATGGTTCCTGGATTGAGGCATCCCACTGGCTCTCGCGCGCGAGCGACCGCGAGCTACCAAAGCCATCCACGTACAAGCTCATGAAAATTCCGATCGTGCTCGGGTTCGATGGTTCGGACTCCGATGACTGGACGGGCATTCGCGCTGAGACCCTGGAGGGTTTCCAGTTCACCCCCTCGTACGGCCCCAGCAACCGTCTGACGTACTGGGATCCGGCGGAGTGGGGAGGGCAGGTTCCCCGGCTGGAAGTGGATGCAGCGGTTAGCGAGCTGTTCGCCAAGTATGACGTCAAGCTCATGTACTGCGATCCGCCGTATTGGGAAACGGAAGTTGACCAGTGGGCGGAGCGGTACGGCGAGCGTCGCATTATCCGCTGGCACACGCGCCGACCGGTTCAGATGCACGCTGCGGCGGAGCGTCTCAAGACGGACGTCATTAAGAAGGATTCCAACTTTACGCACGACGGTTGCAAGGTGACCGAGCGCCACATGTTCAACGCGCGTATGGCGGCCCGCCCGTCGGATCGCTACGTGCTCACTAAGCCTGAGCACCGCCGAAAGATCGACCTAGCGGTTGTCAGCGTGCTCGCCCACGAGGCGCGTTCTGACGCTGTCGCCGCTGGTCTCCTGAAAAAGAAACCGTTGTATATGGCTGCCTAAGGCGTGGCCGCATTGGAGGATATGTGGCCACCCTTGAGCAGGCTCTATCGCTAGTCGGCGCGCTGGAAAGCGAGTTGATGAACCGGCGCCCGACCATTACGCGGAATACCGACTACTACCGTGGATCGCAAAAGCTCACGTTCGCGTCTGAGCAGTTCGCCAAGTTTCACGGTGACCGGTACAAGAATTTCTCGGACAACTGGGTACAGGTCACGTCGGATTCGCCGGTTGAACGCCTGACAGTGAATGGCATTCAGCCGGTGGGATCCACTGAGGCGGACGACGAGTCATGGCGGGTCTGGCAGCGCAACGGGCTGGACGCTGACTCGCAGCTTGGTTTCCTTGGCGCTGTGAATTCGGGCCGTAGCTTCGCCCTGGTGTGGGGCAACCCGGAGGATGAGGCGACGCCGGAAGTCACATTCGAGGATGCTTCGCAGTGCGTCATTGCGTACGAGCCTGGTAGCCGTAGGCGTAGGCGCGCGGCACTGAAGCTGTGGGAGGACGGGAACGACACTTACGCGATCCTGTACCTGCCGGATGAGGTTTGGAAGTTCCGGCAGGCGACCGTTAGCCCGCTTCAGGGTAAGTCGCCGCAGATGAAGTCGGTTGACGAAGAGTTCAAGCTGTGGGACCTACTCGAAACTGACGGCGAGCCTAACCCGCAGCCAAATCCCATGGGTGTTGTCCCAATGGTCGAGCTTCCCAACCGGCCCATGCTCGCCGAGGATCCCATTTCGGATGTGTCCGGCGTGGTCGCAATGCAGGACGCGGTAAACCTGTTGTGGGCGCAGCTATTCACTGCGTCTGATTACGCGTCGTTCCCGCAGCGAATCGTCCTCGGCGCTGAGGTTCCGGAAGTCCCGATTCTCGACGAGACCGGCCAGATCGTTGGTTCGCGCCCCGTCGACCTTGAGCGCTTTGCCGTTGACCGAGTGATGTTCTTCACCGGTGACGACGTGAAGGTGACCGAGTGGACAGCGGCGAACCTTGAGGCGTACAGCAACATCATTGAGGTTGCCGTGGGTCACATTGCCGCGCAGACGCGCACCCCGCAGCACTACCTATCCGGCAAGATGACGAACATTAGCGGCGATGCGCTACTCGCTGCGGAAACCGGCCTGGTTAAGCGGGTCGAGGAAAAGCAGATTTGGTTTGGGCAGGCACTACGCGAGATGTTCCGACTGGTTGCGCTTGCGCAGGGCGACACTGCTAAGGCGGACGCTATCGCTGGTGGTCGTGTTCTCTGGGCCGACGCCGAATCGCGCAGCCATTCGCAGCTATCCGATGCGCTGCTCAAGCTCAAGCAGATCGGCTTCCCCTTCGAGTGGATCGCGCTCAAGTACGGGCTAACCCCGACTGAGATCGTCGACATGCTCAAGATGAAGGAGCGAGAGGCGCAGCTAGATCCCATTGCAGCCGCTACTGCGCTGATGACTCACGCCCCTCAGGCACCTACTGAAAAGAGTATGTGATGTCAGCCACCCCGCTAGCTGTTGCTCACCAGGTTGCCCGTGGTGCGCTGGCTAGTCGGGTGGCGCGGCTGACTGCACGGTTTTGGTCCCGGGTCGATGAGAACAACATTGTTGACTCGTGGGCCCGGATGGTTCCGGTAGTCGCTGAGTTGATCGCAGATGGGCAGTATGAGGCGGCGAGTGCGGCCGACCCGTTCCTGGCTCAGATCCTCGGCGACATCGACAGCGAGGGGAGCATCATCCCTGAGGCGCTGGCCGGTATTGCCGCTGACGGTCGCCCGCTCCCAAACCTGTTGATGTACCCGGCGTGGAATGCCGTGAACGCGCTGACTCGCGGTATGTCGCTGGTCTACGCGCTGGCGTCGGGGCAGGCGTTCTTGGATCTCTTGGTGCGCACTCAGATAGCCGACATCGGCCGTCAGGCGGACCTTACGGGGATGATCGCCCGCCCGGCGGTCACGTCCTACATTCGCGTTGTTGAGGCTCCCGCATGCTCGCGGTGCATCCTGCTGGCTGGTGTCGAGTACGGCGTCAGCGAGGCGTTCCAGCGGCATCCACGTTGCGATTGCACGATGGAGCCGGTTACCAAGTTTCACCGGCCTAAGCCTGCGTCTCCTGAGGCGATGTTCGCTGAGATGTCCACCGAGGAAAAGGTTAAGGCGTTCGGCGAAGCTGGGGCGGAAGCTATCGCCAATGGCGCCGACATGGGCCAGGTGGTCAACGCTCGACGCGGCATGGGCACGGCCACGGCCTACGGGCATACGGTCCAGTCCACGACTGAGGGAACGACTAAGCGAGGCTTTGCCCATAGTCGTGTGCAGAAGAGTCCTCGGCTTATGCCCGAGGAAATCATGAAACTAGCCGAGAACGACCGCGAGCTACAGATCCGGTTGTTGAAAAAGAACGGCTACATCGTCTGAGGCGCAATGCCCGGACTTCTAACCCCCGCAATGGAGGCGCTTTAGCATGCCCGAAAACAACGACGTGACCACGGACGACAGCCACGCTGACGACACGGCCACGGTTGACGAGACCACGAACACCGACACCGCAGACACCGACGCCACTCCGGAGGGCGCCGAATCGCTGGGGGATGCCGGTAAGCGTGCTCTTGATTCGATGAAGGCTAAGTGGAAGACGGAGCGAGACCAGCGGCGAGAGCTTGAGCGCAAGCTAGCTGAGTCTGCGAAGCCTGCCGCTGATGAAACCCCCGACCTTGAGGCGATTAAGTCTCAGGCCGTACGCGAGGCAACGGCAAAGGCCAATGCCCGCATTCTGCGCTCGGAGATCAAGGCCGCTGCCGCTGGCAAGTTCCATGACCTTTCCGACGTAATCCCCAACCTGGACCTTGATGCATTTGAGGTCGACGAAAACGGCGACGTTGACGCCGACGAAATCGCATCAGCGATCCAGGATCTCCTAACCCGTAAGC